TAAAGCAAAGTATCTACCCCTATGTAAACCCGTTTTCCATAACCCCTTATATTGCCCCTCTTTTACTATTGCAGTGCCTAGCTTAGATAAAGGATTTTTCAAAAAATATAACCCCGAATCACAAGTAACTGGAAAGTTAAAGTCTGTCCATTGCCCTCGATACTTCCAACAGATGTGAAACCTATCATTAAAGACATCAGCTTCAGGGTCATTAGCTCTTACCCCTATTATGTTTAAGTTAAAAGGCTTAGTGTCTTGCTCGAAGATGGTATATCCTTTCTTTCTACTGGCTTCAATAACTTTGGGAATCACGTTTCTTTTTTTTACGTTCTTTAAGTTTTCTTTTCAGTCTGTCTAGCTTTCTCTCCATTTTGGATAGCTCACGCACTTGGGACTGAACAGATTTTTGGCACTTACTTTTTTTTTTAAAGTATCTATAAACAAAGTGTCTTGCTTTTCTATGACAATAGTATCTATGCCTTTGTCATCTACTTTAGGATTAACAGAGCAGCTAATCATTACTAATATAACTGATAATATGCTTATATATTTCATCGGTCTTTGTTTGTACATTCTTTAATCGTTCTTCTAACCTAATTACTGCTTCGTTGTTAGCCTCTAAAGTTTCTACTTTCTTTTCTAGCTCATCTAGTCTGTAGGTGGTTGTATAGTAAAAGCCTACTAGGGTACATATAAATATGCCAATAGTTCCCAAATACTGCACATCTAGCTTAATCTGTTTCATTTCGGTGTAGTCCACTCTTCTGTGTTAATTAAACTTCTTACCTCTGCATGGTTTAATATGCTTACTGGTGTGATGTTAGCTAAAAAATCAGGAGTGTCTTGATATTCAATTATAAATTTATCTCCACTTATTGACCTCCTTAATGTTTCTTGACTTGTTTCATGTATTTCTGAAAAATCAACTTTTGGCAAATCATCAATTTCTAAAATTGTATATGTGTAATTGTTCATAATTTCAATTTATGGTACATCAGTTTGTAAATCTCCACTAGCCATGTTGGTCATGGTTGCATCAGAACTAGCACTACCTGAATCTGTTAATGTAGGATAGGTATCGCCATCTCCGCACCTATACCATAAAAGCGGAGAATAAGATGTTAAACTTGCTGGTGTTCCTGAATTATAAATAGCAGTTACATCAGAAGCAGATAAGGCTGAATTAAATAGTGCTATTTCATCATATTTAGCAGCACCCATGTAATTAGTGCCAGTACCTTGCATACGTCCTATCTCAAATTCATTGCCAGTGCCAGTAAGGTTAGCAGTTAAATCATCACTTGTACCAGCTACACCATTGATATATAATTTAATATTTGCACTTCCCAATGTGCCATCATAAACCCCTACTATATGATTCCAATTCTGTGCAGTTGTTGCCGCAGTATAAGTAACAAATGCCTTATTGGAGTTGTAATGATTAACAAAAAAATATAATGTATTACCAGCATGATAAAACCCGAAGCCATCATTCCAATTGATTGACGTTGTTGCACCTATAAAGCCATCCCATGAAGCTGGTGCAGTTGTGCATTTTATCCAAAAGCTAACACTAAAAGTATTGGTGCTGCTTAAGCCTATTGTCCCTATTGAATCTGCACTTGCAGCATAATCATTCACACCATCACAATCAATTGAATAAGCATTTGCAAATGATGCTACTGCTGCTTGTACAGAATAAGGATTTATTAAAAAACTCATAAACTATGCTTTAGTTCCTATCAATGTAATTTTTAAGCCTTTTTCAGTTCCACCACCTGAAACCGCGTCAATGTCAATTGTGATTTCAGCATCATCAGCCAATGCGGTGTCACTAATTACGGCAGCCGTTGCAGCCGTTGTACTTGTCTTTTCTGTGGCATCAATTGTTAATTTCGTTGAGAGTATTGTTGAGCCACCCTCATTGATGTCTATTGTTGTTGTGCCGCTAGTACTTCCAGCCGTTGTTAAACTTGCCCTTACTGCTGACAAAGTAAACGCATAAGGCATTCTAAAGGTCATCTTTGCCGTTCCCGTAGTTAATGCAGTAGTTTCATCAGAAGCCGCTAAAATTATGCTTTCTGTAAAGCTCGAAGCCAATGTAATATTGTCGCCACTTGGTGTTATGGTTATGTTACTACCAGCAACAAGAGTAACATCATCTGTACCGCTACCACTACCTCCCGCAGTTAATCTGATAATAGCATCACTACCGCTATCTACGGCACTAATAGCATAAGTAGTATCTGTGTTAGCATCTGTAACCTGATTCCAAGCAGTATTAAAATAATATACAGAATCTCCATCAAGAGTTACAACCCTCATACCATCAACCGCAGCTTGTCCAACCCAACTAGTACCATTAAATTCTACTATCTCATGTTGGCTAGGAGAATCCCAATCGCTGTGGAATGATGAGCCAGTAAGAATGAACCGATTTCCACTAGATTCGCTAGGTGGTGCAGAGCTACCACTAACCACCCCATTAACTGGTTGTAGCCAGTATTCCGAAAGCCACTCGCTTGAGCCTTCGTGATTTTTCTTCAGATAGGTGTTATTAGATGCAGTTGTAAACCCTTTCGCTTCATGTAGTTGGTCTTCAGGTAAATCTTTATGTAAGTTCTTGATAGTGATACTCATGATTTATTTTTTTTCTTTATTCATTAATTTTTTAACTCCAATAGATATAGTAACTATTAACACAATAGTATATAGATAGTCATTTACTAAGTTCACATCTACATACTCAAAGACCTCAAAAGCCGTACTTGTTCCCACTCCACTTTTAAATACTATATCTTCCAATCTGTCCATTTTAATACGTTATAATACCATATTTGTTTTGATAATTATCTTTTTTTTCCCACAGAGGAAACTTTGAAGAATCACTCTCCTGAGTGTCCTCAATGTATTTTATAACCTCTGCTCTCCAATCGTCAGCATCTGTAAGGATTTGGCTTCTCAATGCACCATAGTCGCCTCTATTTGCAGCGTTAGCGAACTCATGGTCTAACTCCATAACTCCTGAACTAGAGATATTGTTTTTTATCTGTGGTAAAGACTCATAGATAACATAGTAAGCTAAACAAGGCTTTATATAATTAGTAACTAAAGCACTATTGTCGCTAGAAAGGGAAGCAGCAGCAGTCTGAGTGAGTATCTCATCATAAAAGTCATCTCCCAATAGCGACCTTATATACTTTCTTTGTGCCTTAATGATGTACTTCTCCACCAAAGCTGGGTCAAAGTCATTATTAGGTATCTTATCAAGTACCTCTGTTGTGGTCATTATTTCAGTAGTCGCACTCATTAGTCTTTAGCGTTAGCGTAAACGTTTATAGTTCCAGCAGAATTAGAGCCTTTATTATAGCTCACTCTAAACATGTGAGCAGTAAACTCTGCATCACTTAATATCTCACTACCTGATGCCGTTCCTAGCGTATAGGTCTGTGAATCTTCCCAATTTGTGCCATCAATAGACCATTGAGTTTTTATTACTCCATCTGTGGCATCTAATCCACTCCACACCACTTGCACCGCTACGTGAGTAAATGTGCTTATGTTGTCAGTAAGTGTAAAATTTGCCGTAGTTGCTGCTGAAGCATTAGTCGCTATTTGGTCTTTATAAGCCTGATTTCCAGTTATTCCTACTTGTGCCATTATTGTGTATTTGATTTTGTTAGTAATATGTCTGCTCCCTCAATAGGCTCTTGCCCTAAGAGTATTCTTTGCTCGTTAATTGTTAGCACCTCTCTTGGGTCTATGGCTGCTGCCACCGACACTGGTGATGATGTCTCTACCTTTATAGTGATGTCAAACCCAGCCTCTTTGATAAGCTGATTAAGTATTCTTAATATCTTGTCTTTGTATGGTTGTATCACTACGCTATTGACAATAGAGAACTCGCTCTGTATTTGTTGTAGGCTTCCCAACTTACCACTAACGGAGATACCCGCAAGGCTTGGAGTAAACCTATGAGCAGTAATAATGTTTTGTACTGCCAAGCTATGCAACTGCTGAAAGTCGCCCTCTCTAACGTTGTCTAATATCTGAACACTAGACTTCTGCTCTTGAGAGTCTAGCATCTGAAATAATATCTTAGAGTTATTGCCCTCGCCAGTGAAAGAGTCTTTGATTTTAGTAACATACTCTTGAGCAGTCATGCCATTTGGTGGCTCTGTGCCGAATAAATCTACGATAGCTCCTACGTGAAAGCCATTGTCAAACTTGTCGATATTGAATTTTGGTATTCTATACTCTATGTCTATCCATTGACTAGCTCCACTCCAATCAGGGAGTCCATAGTAGTAGTGTTCAGGTGTATACTCTTTGCAGTAATAAATACTATTAGGCTCTCTTGAGCCATAAATATAGGTAGGTATTTTGTATATGTTTTCTTCAGTTCCAGCTTTAGTGTTTTTCTTTATGCTAGACCAATCTGCTGAAATATAAGCGTTATTGATTTTGCCCTCTGAGTCTGCTTTTTCTAGCCTTACGCTAGTTATGTCCTTATGGAAAAGAAATTGGCTTGAGCCTCTTCTAACGACCTCTAAGGCATAGTTTCCAGTAGTTACTAAGTCCCTAGCACACTTAGTATATATATCTATAAGGCTTTCTCCATAGCTATTGATAGATTCTATGTAGTCCTTAAAGCCTCTTTCTTTTTCTATGTCTATGGCTTCGCCATTACGTAGATATGTAAAGCCATTGCCCACAATATAACCGACCTTAGACTCTATTAATGCGTTGTGTGTAGATGACCTCTTTGCCCTCTTTGCACAATCGTTAGGGAAAGTGTTGTTATCATTCTTAAAGAATGGTGTCCACTCGCCTCTAAAGTCTTTTCTTTTGTCTGTTTCTATTGGGAGTTTAGGCTGCTGAATTGTTGCCAACCCAACTGCGTTAATCTTCTTCTTTCCCCTTGTTGTTCTTGCCATGTTAAATATATAAAAAGCCTAAAGATGGCAAAGATACCACCTTTAAGCTAATTTATTCTATTGTTCAAAGTCTGCGGCAATAGTTACATCTCCAGTATATTCTCTGAATAACTCGGCTGAAACTCCCGTACCTTTAACAACATAATGATTAGAATCTTGTAAACCAGCACCTATGACTTGGTCTACTACCATGTGCATTCCAGCAGCTTTTTCAAGCACACTACACCAACCTATTACGAAAAAATGGTCGTTATAATCTTCAACAACAAGAACGGCTTTACATAAATCTACAATCTCTTGTAATTTTGCAGCCTTTTCTTTTGTCATCTTTGGAATTGTGAACTCAACGCTATGATTTATAATACTTGACCCGTTCTCCTTAGACCCTTCTGAAGATACACTAAACGTAAAATCTTCATATTGATACTTGTAGAATGATGTCGGTACACTCACGTCATTGAATTCATGGCTAGAACCTGATGTGAAAGATGTAATATTGGTTACGTCTGTAATCCAAAGCCTCTTTACTCCACCTCTTCTAGTGCTATCTGCACATGATACTGATAATCCTCCAGTTAATGCCATTGTATTTAATTTATTATATTTAAAAATAGGGAGAGCTTTAACACCCTCCCTTTATTACTCTAGTATGCAGCAGCAACTAATTCGTCAAACACAACTTGCGTTCCAAATAAGAATTTGCTAGAAAGATAAAATTTCTCATCTTTCTTCTCATACCATACAGATAACTCAGCCATTGGGTCTGTGATATCACTCCCAACGACAAGGTTGTCAGGCGTGCTTATGACTATTGCGTTGCTACCAATAGCAGCAGAGTTAGGGTTAGCAGATGTATCAGCAAGTGAAGCGTCCCAAAGACTCATATCCACAACTGGAATTCCTCTGAATTTCAACTGAGATACACCATCTTGGATTCTTTGTAAACCTGAATCAGTACCAGTAGCCTCAAGCGTAGAAAGTAAGTTGTCATACACAGAGCTAGTTACATAAGCAACTAATTGCCCTTTGATGCTTCTCATTGCTGCTGGCATATTTTCGTATAGGTTTTTCATTGCTTTATAAGCACCATCAGTTGCAAGAGCATCAGAAGCCTCATAAGTAGCATCAGAGTTAAGGTCTAATAGGTAACCACTTCCACCTAGTATTCTTTCAAAGAATCCCTCGAAATTGCCATACATAGCGTGTGAAGAAGCAGCATCAGAAAACCAAGCGGCTTTAATAAGGTCATCTCTCATTCCTCTAGTAACGGCAGTCATAACCATTTCCTCGATGATAGTACCTTGAATGTCTGCTCTGTCTACTCCAGATTTTTGTGCTTCTGCAAATATAGTTTGTGAAAAAGCATCTTCACATTGCTCAATATTTACTTTTAGCTTTTGTGGGTCTATAACTTTATCAGTAATAGCCACAGAGCCTGAAGCAGAAAATCCACAACCTGAATCTCCTTGTATAATGTTAGTTAATGCACCTACCTTGTAGATGTTTGTCTTGGTTTTCACATCTGACATAATTCTGTGAAGCTCAAAGGGATTTTGACCATTTTCCACTGATGGAGCATAGAAAATCTCTGTGAGTAACTCTTTCCCAGCGTATGTGTGTGAAAAGCTAGTCGTTAAAGCGTTAGCCATGATTTTTTAGTTTTAGTTAGTTTTAATAATTAGTTTACCAGCGTAATTTCTCAGCTAGTCCATCAAAAGGGTTTGACTCAGGTGCTTTCTCTTCAATAGCAGCATCTTCCTCTCTAACTGCTTTCGTCTCTACTGCTTCTAGCTTCTCTACCTTTTCAGTTAAATCCTTAAGATTCTCTTCAAAACTATTTCTTAACTCTACAAGCTCTCGGTTTTTTTCTTCCAAGCTCTCGTTAGCCATATCAATAGTTTCTTTTTGTGTTTCGATTTGGAACTCATAAAGATTTTTAAGCTCTTCAATCTCAGCGTTCAAAGTAGCTTCAACCTCTGATTTGTTCAGCACTTCAACTTCTTTTTCTTCTGTATTGAATAAACCCTCAATCTTATTGATAATCAAGTCGATTTTGTCGTTTATTTTTTCTAAAGACATCTCTTTTAAATTTTGATTTATAAATGATTGGGATAATCCCTTATAGTTAATAGGTAATTCAGGTAGCTTATTTTCTTCAATCTTATTTAATACTACGCTATTAACTATCTCTTTGCTTGGGACATAGAGCTTATCTATAAGTCGCAAGTTTAGAGCCTCTTCAGCATCTAACCACCTTTCTTCAGCCATTAGCTTTGCGATTGTGCTTTTTGCTCTCTTTGTTTTTTTCTTGTAGATGTTTATTAGTAGTTCATCTATTTGTCTTAGGCTCTCAGCCTCTTTTTCTAGTTCCTCTGCGTTTCCAGCAGTCATGGGAGTCCATACGTTATGAATGAGAAATAAAGCGTTCTCAGACATTAAAACCTCATCAGCCGCCATTGCTATAATAGTAGCACTTGAAGCCGTTAAGCCAGTGATTTTGGCAGTAACTTTTTTTGGATATGATGAGAGAAAGTCATGGATTTGTAGAGCATCATTAACTGCTCCTCCTAAACTAGATATATTTAATACAAGCTCTGTGTCTGCGTTTCTACCTATCTCAGCAATAAAGGCTTCAGCCGTTAAGTTCCAGCTTCCAATATCTCCATATATATCAACGTGAGTCGCTTGTCCTTGTGTTGTTAGGTTGTACCAAGTATTCATGCCTAATAATACGTAGAGATGTTACAAAAGTGTACCTAATTTTGCTAGAAAAGATAAAAAAGTTCGACATTAATTGCGTTATGTATATCACTTACGTAGTGTCGTAGGAACATTCGTATAAAGATTCGTAGGAACATTCGTATATAAATAAAGAAGAATAATGTATTATAATATACTACTTATATATGTTTCATTTTTTTCGTGTTTCTACATAAAAAAAGCCACCCTCAATTAAGAAAGTGGCTCTAAAAAACAAATAAATTATCTTTTTTCTTATACTATATAGAGTAGTCGATATGTTTCTCTAAGAAGAATTTAGGGATATAACTGGAAAGTATGTTTTGAATCTGCTTTTCACTCAGCTTATAGTCGCTTTCCATTGTAAAGCAAAAGTCAGTTTTAGTGCCTGATGTATCTAACACATATTTTTGGTAGTCCCTAACTATTGCGTAGTTTCTAGCTCTCTCTGTGGGTATAATACCCCTCTTAATAAGATAGTAACAAAAGTTTTCTAAAGTAGCATTGCCCTCAAAGACCTTTTTGTAGTCCTCAACAACTTGGTCATTAAACCTATCTAAAACGTGCTTCTTTATTGATTTGTTTGCCATGTTTCTAAGAATTTAATACTATACTTTAATATCTTGGCTCTATCTCCACTACAAGTAAAGCAGATGCCATTGCGTGGATTCATACGCTTATAGAACTTAAACAACACCATGAGAGCTATTTGGTCAGGCATAAACAGACTATTACGCACCTTTTTAACGGCATCTTTTATCTCTAAATAATCCTCTTCCGTTACCATTTGTTTAGTGGACATGATTCAACCAACAATCTGCACTTTTTATGTAAAAGGCAGCCACATTGATTGCAGATATATCGGGATTTCTGTATGCCAAACCAATTGAGATAACTGGCTGCTCTCCGTTCTCTACAATTAGCACAAACTGCCAACCTTTTGTTAAATTCTCTTGCATCTACCTTGTGCATAAAGGTAAAAAAAATCAAGGAATAAACTCCTTTAAAAAAGTGCTTCACTTTCAACATTGTTTATTGATATTTGTTTGCTTGTAGTATCTGATACGACATTAATAACTCTTATCTCTCCCATCTGCCTAGCTATCTCTGCCCCTAATCCTGATTCAGATATTGTATTTGTTTGTAGTTGAGCATCAGGAGTAATACCACCAAAAGCAAATTTCTTACCTCCACCAGCTTGATTAATGGCAGATAATAAAGGCTTATACATTGATGTGCTTCTCTTATTAATGATAGCTTCCCCTCCCTCTGCTTCCATGATTCTGCCACCACTAGAAAACTTAACACCACCTTGAGCATGACTATTACCCTCAAATACTCCACCACCTACTAAACCACCTTTAGCAAATTTCTGTGCTGCTATTGCACCTACTTGTACTGCCGTTTGTGCTGCCGTTAATGCTATTAATGCTTGACCAGCTGGAGTAATTAAACCAACACCACCAAGTTGAGCTATTGTTTTACTTATTGCTACTGCTCCATTTATTAATGCTTGTGCTATATCTAATTTTTTTTGTTGATTAAAGGCTTCTCTTTTTATAGATGTAGACCTTTTTTCAAACTCTGATTCTGATATTAAATTTTGGTCTTTTTGTTTTTGTAGTGCATCTAATTCCTTTTCTGTTCTTCTATCTATATTATTGCTTACAATATTAAATATCTCTTGTTGTGCTTGTTGAGCAAGTTTAATTTTTTGGTCATTAACTTTATCTTCTAAATCTTTTTCTTTGAGTAGTGTTTGTAATGCTATCTCATCTTGAGATTCTGCTATTTGTTGTGATACTGCATCTAATGTTGTACCCATAATACCAGTATCAGTTACTTCCATAGGCATAAGAGCTTGAACAATTGCTTGTTCTAATCCATTATAAGAGCCTTTTAATTTTTCAATTTTTTCATTTAGTTTTTCTGCTGCATCTGCTGCTAATTTTCTTTTTTCTGCTTCTTGTTCTGCTGCTTTTGAGCTTTCGTTTTCTGCTCTTGATTGCTTAGTTCTTACTTTTAAATAAGTATTCCAAAGAGGAATAATATCACTTAATTCTTGATTTTGTGCTTGAAATAAGCTAATAAAACGCTTTCTATTTTCAGGTAATTTTTTGAAAAACTCATCTGATGATAAGTCTGCTAATGGTTGCAATATTTCTTTGACCTTTTTACCCTCAAAATCAAATACTCCATCTCTAAGCTCTCCAAACTCTAAAATAAACTTTCTTGAGCTTTCAGAAGCTCCGTCCATTCCATTTATTAAAATATCAAAACTATCAGCAAGACCTCCTATTCCAGTAGCTAAATCAGTACCAAACTCAACGGCATCTTTTAAAAAGTTATTAAATTTAGAGCCATCATTTAGAACTATTCCCTCTATTGTTGATTGAAATATTAATAGCTTTCCTTGTAATGTATCTCCAACAATATCAGCCATTTCTTTAGCCGCCCCAGTACTATTGTTTAATGATTCAGTTAATTTATCAATTTCTTCAATGTTTGATGCTATAATAGTTGCAGTAGTTGCCCCTCTTTTACCAAATAACTCTAGTGCAGCAGCATTTTTATCTGTTGATGTGTTAATTATTTTAAGTGCATGGTCAAAAGTCATACCTTTTTTAGATAATTCTAAAAATATATTCCTCAATGATGTACCAGCAGTTGAAGCATCAACCCCAGCATCAGCCACCTTTGCTATTATTGCCGTTGTTTCTTCTATACCTACACCAGCATTCTTTGCTACTGGTGCGACTGAAGCCATAGCAGTACTAAACTTAGATAAATCTAATGCACTAGATGTAAAACTTTTAGCCATTACATCTGTAACTCTTTTAGTTTCTGTTGTTGATAAACCAAAACCTCTGATAGTTGATGCAGCAACTACGGCAGCTTCTGCTAAATCTGAGCCAGTAGCTATGGCAAGGTCTAGTGTCGCTTCAGTTGCAGCTAAAATATCATTAGTTGTAAAACCTAGTTTACTAAATTCTAATTGCAATTTAGCCACCTCACTAGCCGTAAACATTGTTGAGCCTCCTAGTTTTTTTGCCGATTCACTTAACCTATTAAAATCTTCTTCTGTTGCTCCTGATATGGCTCTCACTTTTGCCATAGATTGCTCAAAGTCTTTAATAATATTAATAGCACCTTTTACTGCCATAGCTAAACCGCCAACCCCTACGGCTGGAAGAAAGGCAGAAGCTAAACCACTAATAGCACTCCGATAATTCCCTACATTTCTAAAACTTCTACCCATAGCTGAATCCATTTTTTTCAGCTTGTCGGTATTATTTCGTATAGACTTGGATAGCCTTGAAATTTCTTTCCTATTTTCTTTAGTGTTAGGAGATAATCTTTTCATCTGTATGACTAAAGATTTATTTTCTTCTACTAATTGGTCATAGCTACCAGCAGCAGCTTTAACTGCATTTTTCTCAGCATTAAATTGTCGTACCGATTTATTAATTTCAGCATTTAGTCGCTTCTTTTCTGCACGAAGCATAACCTCTACATTTTTATCTTTTTCTTTAGTTTTAGATAATTTTTTAAGCTCGTTTTCAATAGTTTGAAGCTGCTTGATTGTCTTATCTGCTCCATTCATTTGTATATCAAAAAATACTTTTTCTTGTGCCATTTATTCGCTTTTAAATAGTTTTAATAACCTTTCATTGTCTGCATCTTCTACCATCACATCAACAACCACATCTCCAATTACTGCCTGAATCTGTCCACCATATTGAATCATAGCACCATCACTATCAATCTTCAATGGTGTACGTCTATCATTTTCGTTGTTACCCATGCCCACCTGAAATACTGATTCTGTGTCTACTGCTGCATAGTTACCTACGATAGTCTGATTCTTGCCCTTTGCTATATTGCCCTTGCCAAAGACTACGTTATTGCTGCCTTTCTTAGCAAAGTTAGTACCATTATCCATGACCGCAGTAGTGCCACCAACGTCAACCCCTTGCACTGGGTCATCATCATCAAACTTGCCACCTACTCCAGTATGAAAAGGTAGGTTTTTGTGGTCGTAACCCTTAACCCCACCTATCTCGCCAAAGTCAAAGTTCCCTCTTGTTGGCTCTGTTTGTCCTGAGTCATAGGTTGCAGTACCTTGATTCTCAATCTTTACAAGCTCAACCTTTGTTAATGCACTCTTTGTAGGAGAATAGTCTATAATTCTATTGATAACATAATAGCCATGTAAGTCAGATGGCTTACCTATAAATACTGGTTTCTTTAGATTCACTTCGCTTATATCCTGAGTGTCTAAATCAAAGAGAGCAGTTAATATCACACCTTTCTCAATGACGTTAATATAAGCACCATAATGAGTTTGGAACAACCCATCTGAGCCATTATAAGATAAGTTTGTTTGTGTTACATCTCCATATCCTGACATCAATGCAGTAGGTATATTGGTTTGACTTGTACCCTCCCATTTCCAAGCTCTGTTATTGCTATCATCATCAGCCTGAGTGCCATAGCTTTTGTATAGTATTCGTGGCTCATATTCAAAGTGTTTAGGCTGCCCAGCATCATCTCCGTTCCAGTTCCTCCACATTCTCGCTATCAATGGTGCTTTGTGCTTGGCTTCATTTGTGGGAGTAGTAGAAAAAATTATATTTCTATCTAAGATGTGATATGTAGGTGCAAAGATAGGGTTTTCAAACTTCTGCTCTCCCATCATAAACCTATCGTTAAGAGTATATTTATACTCGCCTAGCTGATGTTCATATTCTTCATCTCTTGCCTTTACATGACCATCACTTCCATCTCTTTTGTATCCAAATGTTAGATTTTTCTTGTAGTCGTCAATAAATGCTAGTTGATAGTTATTCTTATTTAGCTTAGTAGTCCAATCATTAGCAGATGTTGTAGCATCAAAAAAGCTCTCTCTAGGCTCTACGTAGATAATTTGATTGGCAGTATCTGTTCGATAGTAAAGATTGAACATATGAGTAACACCCTTTAGAATGTCTAAGGCTGAAACGTCATTAGGTAATACATCTTTTAATACTATGCTTTGACCAGTTAATATTTCATTATCTATTTCATTATATATATGTGTATTATAACCACCAACATCAACACCAATTATTTGAAATTTGTGAGTATGATAGTAATACAACCCAGCCAAACTAGATGGCAAATATGTGCTTTCAACAACTAGACTAATCTCATCACTATTATTAAGCTCAATATATCCCGATTCATATTGTATAGTTTTAGTATCACTAGCATTAATAGTTATTAATGTAGTTGCATCATAATAAGTTGTTGTTAATCCACTTACTTTTTTTATTAATATTTTAAAATCTCCATTTATAGAGTGATTGTTTATTATTTTTATTTGACCTTTAAATCGAGTCATGTAAGAGCCATTAGCAACAAACTTATAAGCACTATTATTGTATAGTGAGCCAGTATCAAAGTTTGGTGTTGTACTATCATCATCAATGTTAATTGTGTTTTTTTGTGTTGTTGTTCCTGAATTTGTTGTTGATAGTGATGTGTTATTAATTACTTGTGTTGTTGTTAGTCCCGCTCTATATTTTCTTGCATTAATATAAGTGTCACTTAGTTTCCAATCTTCCCCAACAAAAGGAAAGACGAGCTTCTTAAAATCTGTGCTATCTAAAAACGTAGAGTTTAAAGTATAGCCAACACTTCTAAATGCTGCATCTAAAATAGCTCTTATATATACTGCTGGTCGCATATCTTCAACCACCACACCACTCACATCATTCCAAGTGCCATAATTAATCAGAGGATAAAAATAAGTGTATGAACTAGCACCATCAAGACCTGAATAACTACCTGACCATGATGCCTCTATTGTTGCTTTGTTGTATGTGTGGTCTGTTTGTGATGTAACACTATCAAATAAGGTAAGCTCATTTAAATATAAAGTTTCTATCTGCTTAACCCAATCACTATTATCTCCTATAAGCTGCATTACGTACTCCTTACCTTTAGGCTTAGTGATGACGTTTTTAACCTTTATCTCTCCCCTCAACACTGGCACACTATCAACCTTAACGACACAAGGCTTTCTTTGTAGCATCTTGTGGCTATTGCCTGAATATGTACTCACACCATCTACATAAGTGTTAGGATTCCAAATATGTTTTAATAAATCGTTGTTGTGCTTCGTTGCTGGTATGTTAAACGTCTTTGAGTAGCTGCCTGACCTTACTGATAGGTTTTTAATATCTGCTATTAAATAGTTTAATGATAGAGGAAAGTCATCACTATCCTTAATATCTAAGCTGCCCTTAACACCGCCACCACTTGTTAAGTCCCTAAGTTCTATTTCTATTTTAGACATTTATCACATTTTCAAATGAGTAAGCATAATTTACTTTTACTTGGAATAGGTTTTTATCATCATCAATGGTCTTTACTTGTGAGTCTGTGAGTTGTATAGGCACATGGCTAGTACCATCAACTAAATACACCTCAGGACTCG